ATGTAGCCCTTAGGCGCACAGGATTAGGCGATAGCGATAAAGAGATAATGTCTTAATGTCTTTATCTCTTTATAGAATGGAGAAATGGGAAAAGAGCCCGAAAGAACAACCCTTTTTTTGGACAGGCGTAACACTTTGCCCTAGAAAGCGTAACACTTTGCCCTAGGTAGCGTAACACTTTGCCCTAGGTAGCGTAACACTTTGCCCTAGGTAGCGTAACACTTTGCCCTAGGTGTCTTTCAAACTTCGGAATGGTCATCTCTGCTTTTGAGTATTTGGGCACAAGGTTGAAAAAGTTGAATATGAATTGGATGGATTCTCAGTATAAAGAGCCCAAACACCTTGATGGTATAGATATTGATGAAATAGACATCGAAGAAGTAGAAAGACAACATAATGCTCTTATCGAACAGATTATGAAAAACCCAAACCTACTCACAGAATTAACAGAATTTTTAGAGAAAAAATCATGTGGATCCGCGATTTAAAGATAGAAAAAGAACTTAATGATTCAATAGCAAAATGGAAGCGAAAAAAGGAATTGGATTTAATTGAAAAACGTGAACGAAAGACGCAAAGATGTGATTCGTGCCATCAATTACTCCCGATGTTCGTACAGCCACTCCCTTTTGATTTGTCTCCTGATAAGTCAAGGCTTATACGGATATCAAAAGCTTCTATTTTGTTAAAGAAAACCGTTAATCGTATCATGAGAGCAGTTCGAAGGGGTAAATTCCCCTATTATCAGGAAAAGCGTGGAAGTTATTACTACCTCGATAGTGCCGATTTCGAGGAAATTTCTAAACTGAAGTAACTCATTACTAAAATAAATAACACAATGATATATTGCGATGACTGATAATAATGATTCTGTTTCAATTTTAAGGGGTAATAATGGAGAGGTGCTTAATATTAAAGACATGCTATAATGGTTTCGCTGTATTTTTCCAACAACGTGACGCGTGTTGACAGCTATGGCTTGAATCCATCCCAATAAATACCCCTAAGTGATCTGTTTGGATCCCTTTTCTCCCTGGCAGTTATCCTAAGTTTCTGCCAGGGTTTTTTTATTTTAGATTGATTAATTTACTAACGACTTGTCAGTAAATATCTCTCCATCTTTGCTCTATTCTGGACGAGAGTTCTATACTGCTGTTTATACCAGTTTTATATGAAGGATCGCATTATGATATTCCCAGAACTTGGCCCCCAGTATTATGACGAAAAACATAAGGGTATTTTATCCCGTATGGAGTCATTCTATGCAGAGGGAATAACGATCAATCAATCTTTCTGGGGTGAGGCAGACACTGATACCCGGTTTGAAGCAAACGATCAGACACTCTGGAATGACATGTATGGCAACCTTCCCGCTAATCGTCGTAGGATGTTCCAGTTCAATCATATTCGCCCCACCATTAACATGATTGGCGGATTCCAGCGAAAGAACCGCAAGTCTACCATCGTCACTCCCGTGGAGAATGGCGATGCGGAAACAGCAGATCAATTCACGAAGGTCTTGATGTGGATCAATAGCCAAGACAACGTGCTTGAGACTATCTCCCAAGCATTTCATGGGGCTCTTGTCACCGGCATGAATCTTCTGCAGGTCTGGATGGATTATCGATCTGATCCTATATCGGGTAACATCCGCGTAGACAACACGTCATACAATGGATTCTTGATTGATCCCTTCTTTCGTAAGCATGATCTTTCTGACTGTAATGCCATATGGAAGCGCTCATTTTTGACCAAAAGAGACTGTATATCCCTTCTTCCTGATTACGCAGAAGACATAGCGGGCTTATGGGGAACCGATTCGGGAACCGGCCGAGATGGGAAATTTCAGTTTATGCCTGAATCGTACGGCTATGCGTATAAGAATTTACTCACCTACGATGAATTCTATTATCGTGATTACAGGCTGCAAAAAATGCTCGCTGATTCCGAGACTGGCGAGACGATGGAATGGAAGGGAAACGATGATCAGCTCAAGATGTACTTGAGAGCTTATCCCTCTGTTACCGTCATTGAGCAGGAAATACCAACAGTAAGGCTAGCCATCGTGGTGCAGGGTAAGGTATTCTATGATGGACCTCAGCCTATGGGCATTGATCAATACCCTTTTGTTCCTGTGTATGCCTACTACAACCCTCAGATGCCTTATTTCCCTAATAGGATTCAAGGTGTTGTTCGCGGTCTTCGTGACGCTCAGTATCTGTATAACCGTCGCAAAATAATAGAGCTCGATATTCTTGAGTCTCAAATCAACTCTGGATGGAAGTACAAAGAGAACGCCTTGGTCAATCCTAAGGATGTATTCTTGTCTGGTCAGGGTCGTGGTCTGGCGCTCAAAGAAGAGGCCCAGATGACTGACGTCGAGCAGATCTTGGCGCCAAATATTCCTGCTACTATGATCCAGCTCTCAGAGAATCTAGGTAAAGAGATACCTTTGATATCTGGCGTGAACGAGGAGCTCCTAGGAGCGGCTGTTGATGACAAGGCTGGTATATTATCCATGCTGCGCCAAGGTGCTGGCTTAACCCAACTACAAGTGCTTTTTGATCAGCTTGACACTTCTCAGAAGCTCTTGGGAAAACTGCAGCTTGATCTCATCCAGGCTAACTTTACGCCGGGTAAGATTAAAAAGATTCTGGGAGGCGAAGAGCCTGCCCAGCAGTTCTACAATAAGAACTTTGGTCGCTATGATGCAGTAGTGGAAGAGGGCTTGAATACCTCTACGCAAAGACAGATGCAGTTTGCACAGCTCTTGCAGTTGCGTGAAGTGGGTGTACCAATACCTGATGATATCTTGGTGGAATCGTGCACTGTACAACACAAGAAAGATCTCACTGATCGTATTGTGCAGGCACAGCAGCAGCAGCAACAGATGGCTCAGCAGCAACAGCAATTGCAAATGGCTGAAGTTCAATCGAGGATCGATCTGGCGAAAGCCCGTGAGGTTGCCGATAAAGGGCTTGGGCTTGAACGAGTTAGTCGCGTACAAGAGAACCAAGCACTTGCTATTGAACGTAAGGCTCAGGCTGAGAAGGATCATGAGATTGGACTGCTTAATCTGGTTAAGGCTCTTAAGGAAATCGAACATATTGATCTAGAGCATTTGGAAAAACTCATCACTTTATCACACATGGTGGATAGCTCAGGAATCACTCAAAATAATGTTTCCCCTGTTGTGAATCCTTCTAGTACAGTATCACCAACGCCTACAACGGTAGGTAGTTAGAGGTTACACCTTGTCGCGCCAAATAAGCGCACAGTTACTACCAAAGGAGCCATTATGGCTAAACGTCATCATCACATGAGAGAAGGCCACTATGAAGGTCAAAGCGAGCGTCGTCGTCAAGAAATGCAAGATGCAGGAATGATCCGAGAAGATCACAGCGCTATCGCAAATATGCCCCAAGAAGTCATGATGAAAGCATGGCCTGATGGCGGCGGATATGAGCCAGAAAATCTTGATGATACCATACGTGGTATTAATGAGCAGAAAAGTGCTGATCATTCAAAGATGATGAAACACTTCAAGCCACATAAGTATTAAATACTGTTTGGAATTGATATGGTTATGCCGCGACCTAAATCTAATGCGACTAAGATGGCTTTCAAGATACTGGGTAAACCAGCAAATTTTGATTACAAGCGTCCTAAGGCATTAGAAAAAGTAGAAAACAAACTTCGGTTTGACGAAACAATGCGCGTCAGATGAAGCAAGGGGCATGGAAACGTGCCCCTTTTTTAAGGATTATCATGTCCAAAGAAAAAAAAGTTACCGTAGCTAAAGGCGTCAAGGTAAAACGTGGCGCTGAAGAGAAGATGCGCGAGAAAGAAGGCTCCTCTTCGGCTGGTAAATATAAAACAGTAGAGAAAAAAGAATTTGCGGGCGCAAAGGGTGGAGCTTCTAAGTACTCCTTTCCTATCAATACTCTCGCCCGCGCCCGCAATGCGCTAGCTCGTGCACATTACGCACCAGATCCTTCAGGAATCCGTAGCGCTGTGTATAAAAAATATCCGCAACTGAAGATGCGGCATGAAGAACAGGAAGGAAAATAATATGAATGAAACACTATACTGGATTGGCGCTCCCAATGTTGACCCCCGTCGACGCCAAGAACTGGCTGATGCCAATATGATCTCTGAATCTCATACCTCTATGGCAAATTTACCCCAAGGGAAGGTCTATCATCAGTTTGATGCTAATAGATATCCGGAAAGGCTTGCGATGTACAATCAAAGTTCTCGGAGGATAAAATGAAGAAAGAGCATAAAAAGCATGAGAGTGAAAAGGCTCATGGGAAGCACAAAGAACACGAAAAAGTGAAAAAACACGAAACAAAACATAAAGAGCACGAATCTAAGAAGAAAGAAAAGTCTTCTGCAAAAGATTCGAAAGTTTCTAAGGTTATGCATGAGTGGAAAGAAGGGAAGTTGCATAGTGGCTCCAAAAAAGGCCCTGAAGTAACCAACCAGAAACAAGCTGTTGCCATAGCCCTTTCTGAGGCTAGAAAAGCTGGTCAGAAAGTTAAGAGCCGTAAATAATATAGCCCTGGTGAATGTGCCAGGGCTATACAAAGAAAAGGTCGCGAGAATGCATGTACAGGACAAACCTCACGTTCCTACAAACTAATACACTTTAATTCATATGGCAAATCATGGTATAGTCTGCGCGTACCACAAGGAGTTATTAGTGAAAAAGACAGTTGGAGCCATATCGGCAGAATTAGCGCTTAAGGATCCTATATCGACTGATCCTGTTGAGCTTCAAAGGGAAATGACTGAGAACTACCTAGGTGATCTCCTTGCGACTGTAGAGTCATTTCGCGAGAAGACAAACGGAGATTTCTTTGTAGTAGGGATCACGAAGAATGAGAAGTTGATGCCTAATGTATTTAGGAACTACTTCGTGCCGCGCTACACGTGTCCCACCCCAGACTATGATCAAGCGGTCTATAAATTTAACGCAAAAGACGAAAATATTGAGTTTATATGGGTAATTCCCTCAAAAGATGCTTGCATTCACCTGAAAGAGAATGCTATGTATGTTATTGATGAAGAGAAGCAATTATTACAATACGTGTTTGATTTTGCTGACGGTACCCTTTTTGAGCTAAGCAAGAAGTTAAATAATGAGTCGCAGCATTCACCACTTTTGCAGGAGTAGGAAAATATGAGCTATCAATTGTCGCTCCAGGAACATTCAAAAGCACCAAAAGCTGAAATAGAAATGCCTCCATTACCACAAGAAGTCATACAAGAGCCCGCTCGGGCAGTAGAACAACCCCAGCAAGAAGATCAAAGCGCTGTATTAGAACAACTTGATCAAGAATATTCTGCGGTCGAACAAGAATCTGCGCCCCAGGAAAGCCTTCATCAGCGCAAGAATCGCCTTGATGAGCAGTCTAACTTTCGAGAAATGCGAGCTGAACAACGTAGACTCCGTGAAGAAAATGAACGGTTGATGCGCGAGATCCAGCAAAAAGCTCAGCCTCAAGAAGAGGATGTGCGCGAAGATGATATCGTAGAAGGTAAGCATCTTAAGCGCTACGCTGATAAGCTTAAGGTGCTTGAGAGCAAGATAGAGCAATCCAACATAGAATTGCGCTTAAAAAGCCAATATAACGACTTTGATAGAGTAGTCACGGTAGATGCCCTTAACGAGCTAAAAGATTCGTATCCGGAGATCTACAACACGATTTATAGCAGCACGGACTTGTACAATAAAGCGGCTTCTGCTTATACTCTCATTAAGAAGTTTGGTATACATCAATCAAGCGAGCATGAACGAGATAAACAAGTTGCCCAGAGAAATTCTGCAAAGCCTAAACCGGTAGTCAGCATTGCTCCTCAAATGGGAAGCACGCCCTTATCTCAGGCAAATGCTTTCGCTAATGGCCTGACTCCTGAACTACAAGCGGCTCTTTTTAAAGAAATGACAGATGCTCGTAGGGATTATTAAACATACTACTCTCCTTTCCGGGGCTGCAATGAGTTAACGCTTATTGCAGCCCTTTTTCGCAAAGTATGTCATGGAAGAAATTAGGCATATACCGGGTCCCACGCAATGCGAATGTGGTGTGGTTCATCCATTCAAGAAGTATATATTTCATACGGAATGACCCACCATGATACTCTGTATACAGGATCACACTTTATGAGGTGTTGTATGGTGTACATATTCATTTTATTATCAATATTTGGTTGTTACGGCGCTGATCACAACCGATCTCTTCCTGGATATAACGATAGACACACAATCATCATACAAGATGATGATGCACAGATCACTCATGTTGAACCCTCAGTCGAAGAGCAGCTAGAGCGAAAAAACACGCACTTTAAATTGGCTGTTGGCGGAAATGTGCTTTCAATTAGTGCCGCTGTGCTATTCGCTGTATGGCACTTCATGGGATGTGGTCAGAGTAAATAGCTGGCAAACTTTGTGATTCGCCCATAAAAGATGTATAAATCCTAGTGAACCGTATTGAGCGTCGTTCACTCACGCTGTAGCCGATATCGCATTCGGGTGACGCACGTATGCCTCGTCAGCATAGGAAACTTGATAGGTATTATTAAGGACTACTATGTCTATAACAACCACCAGCAGTTTGCCAGCGCCAGTGCAGCAAAGTTTTAGTTATAAACTTCTGTCTGTGCCTGTGCCAAACATGATCCATAAAATCCCTGCAATGCGTAAGAACATGCCTCGTAATGGCGGTACGACTCTTCGTATGCGTAGGTATAACCCTTTAAACACCGCGATGGTACCATTAGGTAACTCGGGTGTTACACCTCCTCCACAAAACCTAACGGCCGTGGACATCGATGCGAAGCTATCGTTTTACGGTACGTATGTAGTGCTAAATGAACAGGTAACTCTTCAAAACCAAGACCCTAAAATGTATGGGGTCTATAAATCTTCTCTGATAGACTTGAAACCCGTATTATTAAGTTAACGGCAACAAGGGGCAAGAATGTTTGTATGCAACAAATGTGATAAGTGGATTTCAGAAGGGGATGTTCAATCCTTAAAGGGAACGCAATTGGCCAGGGGTCCTCGAGGGCTAGCCTTTAAATATTGCGGCAACTGTTTTGAAAACCTAAAAATATTGATTGCGGAATACATTCAGCCTGAACGCAGCAAGCGAGAAGACTCACACAAATGTGAGATGCGGTGCTCTGAACATTGCAGTAATGCAGTGAGGGATAAGTAGAGAAAGTCCCCGCCCGCCGTCGCATAAAGCTATGGCGTGGTCACAAAAGTAACAGATAGGTACTTAATGAATGCGCAGCACGTCTGGGTGTGTCTCTCCGTCAAACGGAAGATCAACTCACCAGGGACATGCTTGCCTCAACGGCCAGCTTTATCAACTGTACGGGTGGTGTAAACGGCGATAATCCCACCGAGATCACTCGATCAGACGTTGATGCGATCGTGCGCTCATTGCTTAATAACAATGCGTACACAATCATGGATAACATTGAGGGTGAAGATAAGTTCGGTACAGCGCCTGTTCGTGATGCGTACTTCGCATTATGCTCAACCCAGCTTACGGGTAACTTAGATGCGGTTAATGGTTTCATTCAAAAGAACCAATATCCATCGCCTATGAATGCTATGCGTTCTGAGTGGGGCGCTATTGGCAACTTACGATTCTTGATCTCCTCGATCGGATCTCAAGTGCCAAATGCATCTAACTTGGGCAACACTATCTATAACATCTTCTGTGTGGGCATGGAAGCCTATGCCTGCATTGAGCAAGATGGTTATTCTGCAGCGTTTATCTACCGTCCACCTATCTATGATGGGCCATTGGCTCTTAATGCGTCGGTGGGCTATAAATTCGCCGAAGTGCCTCGTATCACTAACGACCTTTGGGTTCTCAACCTGCGCGCAACGCTAGCTTAAGGAGTTAACCATGGATGGAACAATATTGGGTCAAGGAACTTTTACTTCCCAATTCTTCGGCGTAACACCTAACTCGGGTAATGCGCTGATCCAAGATGCTGCAGCTATATTAGTCCAGATTCCTTCTGGCGCTGATTGGATGAAGGTTTATAACTATACTAAAGCTGGTGCTGCGGGTAGTTCTGGTGCGTATTTTCAAGGTACCGGCAACTCGTTTGTTGGATTTGAATACTACTGGCAACGTGGCATGGCTGCAGGTACCGGTATGGTTAAATACAAAGCGAATACAACCGCGGTAGTTAACCAAGATACCATGTTATCTGGAGGCTTTACGCTGTATGATCCATCAGGCAACACGCCCGGTGCTCAACCAGTTTTAAGCGCTCCTATTGCAACGACTGCTTCTACCAATGTTACCCGTCCTGTGGTATCTACCGGTACGACTTCTGGAATCACAGTGGGTTCTGTAGTTCGTATGAGTAATACCGCTCAAACGGATGTTAATGGTATTGATATGGTAGTTGGCGCAGTCAGCGCTGGTACCAGCTTTACGCTGTTGACCTCTACCAATGCTTTAGCTACCGCTCCTGGTGCTATCGGTGGTGCTGGTTTCTATCGTATTGTTAACACGGATCCATTGTTCTACCCACGCCGTCGGTATATCACGAACATTACTCAAGCAACCAATGCGCAAGTAAGTACGTCGGTATCTCACGGCATGACGCCAGGACAAGCAATTCGCTTCAATATTCCTAGTGTTTCTGGGATGGTTGGATTGAATGCAACTCCATCTAATAACTACCTTACAGCTACGGTCGTTTCGGTTGTTGATTTGTACAACTTTACTATCAACGTCGACACAACTGGCTTTACGGCATTTACGTGGCCTACTATCGCTCAACAACCAAGCTCATTCCCTGAAATGACGCCCGTTGGTGAAGATACGGCGACGGCATTGTTGTCTAACGCTGCTCAAGTTCCATTGGATGCATCGGGTCTCCCAATTTATAACGCTAACACAGGAATACTGGCAGACTCGACGGTCAACACTGGATTCTTAGGCATGCTCCTTGGGGGTGGTGGTCTGGGAACTGAGTTGTCTTCGGTGCCTGTTTCTGGGCCTGCGGGTACGGTTCACTTCTCCTCAGGAGACGTTATCGATGCTCGTGACGTTATGTATTGGGTGGCAGGTAAGTCTACTTACGGCGGACAGTAATTAATTAACAAGAGGAGTGGGCGCCCACTCCTCTTTCCTGAAGGATTAAGATGGAAGCAGATATTAAAGAGTTTGAACGCTCAGAAAAGAACGTTGCTGATAAAAAAGATAAGAAGCCAAAAGGTTTGGAGTATCAACGAGCCAAAGATAGAGAGCCAGTCCGCGGTATTTTTAAATTCTATGAAGTACCGGGCGGTTCGGTTTCCTTTACGTTCCATAAATATAAAGGGGACCCGTATGAAAGATTTGATCTCGTAGATGGACAACAATACACGATTCCTCTGGGTGTTGCTAAGCATCTAAATAGCAACTGCGCATATCCTATCCATGGACATATGCTTGATGATAATGGAAAGCCAAGCATGAACATCAAAGAGCGTGTGCATCGCATGGGATTCCAAAGCCTCGAGTTTATCGATATAGAAGATCTTCCAATGCCAGGAAAATCTATCATAACGGTACAGCACATTTAGGAATTGTATGTGTCCCTACATCCCCAGCTTCTCGTTTAAAAGCCCCGTGTATCAGCCAGCTATGCGTGTTATTGCTAATATCACCAACGCATTCCCGGCCGTGGTAACTACAACGATCAACAATCAATATATTAGTGGAACTATAGTGAGATTAATAGTTCCGACAGGGTTTGGAATGACCCAAGCAAACCAATTAACGGGCAGTATTTTGGTTCTCACGCCGACTACTTTTGCGGTAGATATAGACACTACAACTTTTGATGTTTTTACTTTGCCCTCTTCTTTTCCGCCAGGCTATAATGATGCCCAGGTCATCCCTATTGGTGAGGATAACGATATCTTAACGGCCGCCACCAATAACGTGCTACCGTACTAGAGGTGAAATATGGCAATAAATCCTGTAGGCTCAAGCCTTTCAGTCATACAGCAAAAGGTGCGTCGACTTACGCGTAGTCCGTCTGAGGCTCAACTGACCGATCAACAGCTAGAAGATTATATAAATACGTTTATTATTTATGATTTTCCTGAACATCTCAGGCTATTTAATCTACGTAAAACGTTCACCTTCTACACAGAGCCATTTATTGATGTGTATGAAAGTAGCACTGATCCGAATAGTCCTCTTTATAACTTCGTTCAGGAATATCTCACCATTCATCCACCGATCTATATAGCAGGATTCCTATCATTTTTTACGCAATCGCGTCAGGAATTCTTCAATATATACCCAAAGATAAATAGTATATCCGAGTGTGGATATGGGGACGGTACGACAACCAGTTTTACGGGCGTAGTAAATACCAGTCAAACGGTAAATCCGCCCAATAGTACTCAGTTGACGTGTATTCTGCGCAATGACGTTCTGTTCAGCTCGATAGATGCCAATGGCAATGGGTTGGCACTCGTGGACTACCCGGTATCGCCTCTCCTTGGCGCCCTTGGCTTGCCGGATCAACCCCAGACTCTCCCCTCTCCTTATGGGCAAATTAACTACGTCACAGGGGCGTTTACCGCGAATTTTCCAACCGCTCCTGCTGCGGGTGCTACGGTCAATAGCCAGGTAGTATTCCAAGCGCCTACTCGTCCCATAGCCATGTGCTTTTATGATGGGAAGTTTATATTGCGACCGGTGCCTGATCAGCCATATCGTGTGCAGATGGAAGTCTATCAAAGGCCAAGCCAACTTTTAGCGCTGAATCAGAGTCCTGAACTGGAAGAATGGTGGCAATACATAGCATACGGAGCTGCCAAGAAAGTGTTTGAAGACAGAATGGATCTCGATAGTGTTCAGCAAATAATGCCTGAATACAAAAAACAAGAAGCTTTGTGTCTCCGTAGAACCATTGTCCAATACACCAACGAACGCACCGCTACTATTTACACGGAAGACGTAGCTGGAAATGGCATGGGCTTCAATGGATGGGGATGGGGCGGCGGCAACTTTTAAAGGATTTACTATGGATAAAGTGAGCATGGCAATTTTGGCCGCGATAACGGGAACGATAGTTTGTGTAGTCATATACACCTATATAAAAGATAGTAATCTACTGAGGAAAGACTGATGCCGGGAACATTTTTACCTAATATACCTGCAGCTACAGATATAATTGCTGTTTCTCAGGGCAATATTCAGAATAACTTCCAGGTTCTTGGCGCTATCGCGGGTAATGGAACGGCTGGTGCAAGTTATTCCATAAATAGCAGCGCTGGGTTTAACTGGATCTATTTGCCTCCTCAAGGAGTAATACCTCCAGCATCTTCTTCATTTCCGACGGGAAATATAGGTCTATACTCCGCTAATAATGGCATAACTGATCAAAATGAACTCTGGATAAATAAACAGAATGGAACAGGCGGTTCCGCGGTAACCGTTCAGGTACCCGCTACAGCTTCCATTTTGGGCATCACTCCTGCTCCTGGAAATGCATCGAGTGGTTGGAGCTACCTTCCCTCCGGCATACTAATACAGTGGGGAATAGTCACCGGCGTCGTCAGAAACACAGTGAACGGACCTTATAATTTTCCGATAGCATTTCCCAATGCCTGTTTTAGCATAGTGGGTAATGAGAACTTAGATTCATTGCCCAGCCAAAGTAACTTAAACACCGCAATATGCATAGGTACATTGACCTCATCCACTTTCCAGGTTTTTCCTAGAGCTATAGGAACTCCTTCTGGGTCGACCGTTAATATATATTATTTTGCAATCGGGAACTGAAATGGCATTTGATCGCTTTCTCGTTGCCCCATTTAATACCGGTTTGCAAACAGATTTGAAGCCGTTTTTAATTTTGGATGACGCTTTCACTGAATTACAGAACGCTTATATATTTAGGGGGCGCGTCAGGAAGCGATTTGGATCATTACTCATGGGATCAACCCAGCAATCGAGTAGATTGCGAGTACAGATTGGCACTACTGATGGCAGTGGTAACTTGGCCTATGCAGATTCTACTATACCGTCTGCGGTATTGAATGAGGGATCTCTTTTTTCTGTAGGCCCAGTGCTCTTTTCGGTATATCAGGTGCCCACTATGACAGGCCCTGGAAATGCCCTACCTACTCTTTCAACTGATCCATTGGCAACAGGTACTATTCAACTCGTGTCTGCTGCCCCGAATGTGTATGAATTCCAGATAGCGGGCTCTGATCCCGCATTGGCAACCCTACAGGTTTTTTGGTACCCGGCTAATCCCGTGATGGGAATAGGTCAGTACGAAAGCGGTCAGGTAAATAATCATCCTACGTATGCATTCGATACACAGTTTGCGTACTTGTACACAACTTCTGGATGGGCAAGATCGGGAGAGGCGTTTTGGCAGGGCGGAGACACTAATTTCTTTTGGATATCCAACTGGCAGAATATAGATGGCGTTCCCGTCTTATTCGTCACAAACTTTAACGCCACTGTGCCTACTCCAGCAACTACTGATGACCCTATTTGGTGGACAGTAGATGGATCAAATTGGACTGCTGGCATAGGATTTAATGCTTTCTATTTCCTTCCTGGGGGCGGAACTGTTTATACAGGTCCATTTATTCAGACTGCGCGCATTATAGCCTATTTCAAAGATCGACTCATACTTCTTAATACCGTTGAGAACGACAACTCGACGCCTGCCAATCTGGGAAATACCGATATGACTGGCGGCGCATCCGGAACTGTCGCTTCTGGATCTGGAATGATAGGGCAATTCTTCCTCATAGATACATCTATATTTGAAGTAACTGCTGCAAGTGGCGCACTTACCGTCATAGGTACCGGAGCGGGTACTTTTGATACCACAACCGGTGCTTACACTTTCACAGGGGCTCCTGCGAGTTCTGCTATTTATTATTATTCAGGAACAAGCGCTGGTGTTAATAGCTCACACGTTAATAGATGTAGATATTCTATCAATGGATCCCCCTTTGCCCGCAATGGATGGTACGAAGCCAATGAGCAGGACAGCGGAGCAGGAGCATCAAACAATAACAATATAGCCGCAGGCGCAGGATACATTGATGCTTCCACTACCGAACAGATAATAAGCGCAGAATTCATAAAAGACCGACTCATTGTATACTTTGAGCGATCAACATGGGAGCTTGCCTTCACTGGCAACCAAGTTCTTCCCTTTGTGTGGCAGAAGATTAATACAGAGCTTGGATCTCAATCGACGTTCAGCACAGTTCCATTTGATAAGGATATCCTTACGGTAGGTAACACTGGCATTCATGCGTGTAATGGAGCCAACGTCGTTCGTATTGACACTAAGATACCTGATGCGGTGTTTGATGAGTTTGAAGCGGCTGATGGGGCTACTGTCAGGACTGCTGGCATACGGGATTATTTTAACGAGCTCGTATATTGGACGTTTGTGGAAACCTCTGAGACGGGTAGTCAGTCATTCCCGAACCAGATATTAGTTTATAACTACAGAAATCAATCCTGGGCGCTCTTTGATGACTGCTTCACGGCATTTGGATATTTTGAGCAGCAGACGGGCTTAACGTGGGCTGATAGTTACCCTATACAGTGGCAAAATTTCAATGCGCGTTGGCAAGACGATCTTATTGAGTCTAATCAGAGACAAATAATTGCAGGAACTCCTGAGGGGTTCGTAGTGAGGATAGCGAGTGGCTTATCTCGCAATGCTCCCACTATGCAGATAACTAACATTACTGACAATGCGGTGATGCCAACAAATCCATGGGTGAATGGCAATGGACAACTGCTGCTAACTGTTATAAATCATAATTTTTCCAATGATAACGAAGAGGGGACTCTTGAGAATGCCGATTATGTTCTTATCGAGAATGTAACTGGTGATGCTTATACAGAGACCGTTCTCAATGGATCTATATTCCCTGTGACCTTTGTTGATGTAAATACCATTCTCATTGATACAAATCCCCCTATATATGGACATGTGCTGACTTCAGGAACTTATACTGGCGGCGGAACTCTCACTCGTGTATCCAATATCCAGATAGAGACCAAACAGATGAATCCCTACATGAAGGATGACCGAAACGTCTTCTTGCATAGGATTGATTTTGCCGTTCAGCGGACTCAGAATGGTGAAATGACCGTAGACTATTATCCATCATCCTCCGAGGTTTCGATGGTGGGTGGCGGCGCTTCTACTGCTTCTCTTATGGGTACTTCTGTTTTAGAAACATCTCCCTATGATCCGGCTTATTATCCACTGGAACAATTTCAAGATAGGCTCTGGCATCCGGTGTATTTCCAGTCTGATGGAAACTCCATACAGCTATATATGTATATGACCTATGATCAGATGATCAATAGGAATATATCCCTTTCTGATTTTGAGATGGAAGGCTGGGTTATTTATGCTCAGGCAACCACTTCGAGGATGCAATAATGGCACAACCTTCTCAATATGGCGCTTTTGTAAATTCCACCTATATATGGGATGTGCAGGAGCTTTACCAGACTGATGTAACAAGCCCGGAATTCAAAGAGCTACTAGTAAGGATGTATCAGAATATTAACGCCATATCGCTGGTGCTCAATGTTAAAGATACGGGCATGTATGAAACCATGGAGTTTGTGAATGGTCAGACCTATTTTAGCAATCCAAAATTGAATTCGTCCACACCTCAAACGGCTCAGCCAAGACAAGTATTTAGGACGGTTATTAACTTTGGGACGCTACCAAATACCACTACTAAATCAGTGGCCCATAACATATCTACAAACGCTGCGATGACATTTACGCGCATATATGGAGCAGCTAGTGATACGAGTGGTAAAAATTATATACCGCTGCCCTATGCCAGTCCTACTTCGGCTAACAATATAGAATTATCCGTGACGAGCTCTAATGTAGTTGTCACTACAGGATCTAATAGATCTAACTTTAACGTCTGTTATATAGTGTTGGAGTATCTTAAAAGTTGAGGAGCCATTATGGCGCTATTTTCACGCACACCGGGTCAAGCCATTAGAACAGGTACCCCAGAACAGCAGCAATTTCAAAATGAGAGCCTTCGCCAGGCGATGCAAATTCTTAATGGCCAAGGCGGATTGAATCCAATAGGCCAACAGGCGGTTCAGAGATTTAACACGCAGACAGTTCCATCCCTGGCCGAGAGGTTTAGTTCCTTGGGGTCTGGATCGCAAAGATCTAGTGCTTTTAGGGGCGCTCTGGAAAATGCAGGACAAGGATTACAGCAAGATCTTTCTGCCCAGCAATACGGACTTATGGGTCTATTGTCACAATTTGGCCAAGAGGGAACTCTCTATCAGCCGGAACAACCCGGATTTTTTGAGAACTTATTGAATCAGCTGTTCCAGATTTCTCCACAGATCGCGGGGGCAATAGCTGCTGGCATATCGGGATCTGGCAGAATACCTACTACCGGGCAGCCAGCTCCGCAATTTGGACCAAAAGCGCCCATTTCTGGTAATACTGGTTTCCAGTTAGGAGGAAATTCATTTGGTAATGGTTTTCAGTCGGGAGCACCCCAGAATGCAGCTTTAAATCAAATACTGGGCGGAGGATACTAACATGGCTGTACAGATACTAAATAATCCATCGTTTGGTGGAAGATTGGGCGAGTCTCTGGGGACTGGACTCAGGGCTTTAGCCGAACAGAAACTTAATGAATTTGCTCAGCAAAGGCAGCAAGGTGCCGCTGCGCAAAGGATTCAAGCGACAGGATTTAATCCTGGATTTGCCCAATTCCTGAGTGGATATGCGCCTGAACAACAAGTTCAAATACTCAAGCAACTAGGGGAATCGGGTGCTTTAGAATCTCTATTGGCGCCTCAAGAATCCCAGCAACAATATCAGCCTACGCCTCAAGAACAGGCGTTCCAGCAGATGGGAATTCCGGGGCAAGATAATCAACCACAACAGTTTCAAGAGCAGCCTCAAATGGCTGAACAGGTTGCCGCTCAGCAGCCACAAGCAGCCCCCACGAATGTTGCGCAGGCGTTTGCCCGTCCCTCGAGAAAACAGGTTTTAGAGCAAGCTACTCTCAAGGAGAAGCAAAGAGGAAATGATATTCGACAAGCAGCCTTGAATAAATCAGATAATGATAAATTACTTGATACACATGCTGAAGATGTCAAGATCATGAAGCCCGCTCGGGATACTGCTCTTAAAATGATCGACATATTGAAAAAACATGCCGATAAGTTTCCTAAATTTTACGCGACAAGAAGGCTTGATCCTGCGATATGGAACGACGAAGATATTAGCCTCTATGATTCTTATGCTAAGAAACTGGCGGTCCTTGCCGCTCAATCACGTCGGGGTAACCCAACAAATGCGAAAATAAAGCTAGAAGAAGCTATAAAAGCGGGCGTAGATAAACCATTGGCAACACAATTAGCTCTCTTGAATGACGTGATTAAAGAATCTGATGAAGTATTTCAAGATGATTTAATTATTAAGGATGCTCTGCGGAATAAAAGCGGGAATATACCTGCAAGCCTCAGGGAAAAAATCCTCATCCATAAGAAAAATCCTCTCGAAGTTTCAACTTTAGCGGATGCTTTGAATCAGGGTGCCGAGGAAATAGAAGACGAAGCAGGCGTAAGATATTATCTGAAGAATGGTAAGTATGTCGATAAAGACGGAAATGTACTAGAAGGATAAATATGGCCTATAAAATTATAAAGCCGGGAACTCCTACCAATGGCCAGCCCGAACAGCAGCGGCCTCAGTATAATCCCCTTGTAAGAGGAGCGGCCAACTTCTTGCAAAGCGGAGTTGAATCGGCGGGTAATTTAGCGGACTTGGTTGCTACAGTGGGTACTTATATTCCTAGGAAAATTTTAGGAAATGTTCCTCATATAACTCCTGAAGGTCAATTAACGGAAGTAACGCCTGAGTTGCCAAGTATTGGCGGAGCCATTCGTAGCGCGTCAGAGGCTGTACTCCCGGAAGGGTATTTATATCCTAACGAATCCTATGTGAGGCGCGCTGGAGCGGCGATTCCCGGAGCGGCTGCGGCTATTTATCGTGGGACAAATCCATTGGCAGCAGCGGCATCTGTATTTGGAGGTGCTGCGGGTGAGAAGGGCGCTGAGGCACTTGGATTCAAGTCTCTAGGTGAAGAGGGCGGTACTCTTTCGGGAACAGCTGCGCAACTGGGTGCTTCTATTTTGGGTTCAGGATTAGCAAATAAGGGAACCACTTTATTAAGCAAAGGAATTCAGAGCCTATCGGAAAGCCCAAAGGCCATTAGTGTTTCCAGTAGTATCTTTGGTCCTAAAGCTACCGATAAGGGATTACAATATATATCGAATATAGTGGGATCGGGAACGAAGGACATAGCCGGAACCGCAAAGAAAATATCTGGTGAGCTTTATCAGCGCGAAAAGCACCTTGGTGAAAAAATATGGGGCAATGGCACTAAATATCGAAGCCAATTGGAATCTTTTAGGGAAGAGCTGCGAAATAGGGGTATTCCGTCGGATATGCGAAAAGAGCTACTCAATGCTGCCAACTCAGCAGAGAGAAATATAACTACAGCTCCCGCGAATCTTATTAATGGATCCAAACTGGCCCAAATACACGAAGATAATAACGGCTTGTATAACTTAGTATCCAAAAATAAGGTAGCTAAGGAATTGTTCAATGAGCTCCAAGGAATAACCAAGGAAACTGCTAAAAGTATAGGCAAGACAAATAAGGAGTGGTTGAACTCCTGGAATGATGCTGACGATATTTATAGCGCTCTAAAGTATTCCGAAAACCTGGGCGAACTGAATAAAGAAAAGATAGCTGAAATAGTAAAGAACCCTTGGGCGGCTTCTATTTTGCAGGGGCTCGGTATTGGGGCAGGTTATTCAGGATGGAGCAATCCAATTGCGGCGGCGGGTGTAGGTGCGGCGACTGGTCTAGGATCAATTGCTATGAGGGATGTCCAAACAATTAGTAAGTTCCTGGAAAAGCCCGCTACTCAGAGGATACTTAAAGATGTATTCAAGGGTGTGGCAAATAGGGAAATACCCCAATTTACTCGAGCTATTTCAAGATTGAATCGTTATGCTGATTCAAATATCAAGGAAAAGATGAGTGCCCAACCCGAAAGCCCCAGAAATAAGACATTTAAAATTATCAAGCGCGCCCCTAAAGAAGAATAGGACGCGCCCAGCAGTTTATTTTTAGTTTTCCCAGGGTTCCCGTGGAGATGGCAAGAATGCAACTATGATTGGCATGAGAAATGCTATTATAAAAAAAAATGAAGTATAATGCATTGCTTTCCTTAATTTGTATCGATATTTATAGATCTTTTAACTGAAACTCTCAGTATTTCTGGGCGATAAACAGTATATTTGGATATAATTTCTTGATCCACGCGCAAATGATCTATCAATTCTTTCCACTCAATTACCGGCGACTGCTTGGTCTTAGATACCAATACATCTCCATAGGTACCCGGAGTCCATTCAATCACCTTCAGGAATTGTTCTTTGAGATATTCTTTCTTCTTTGATGCCGTTTCGTATTCCGACAACGCTTGCTTATAGTCCCGTATAAGATGTTGTAGTTCCATGTTGTTTCCCCCTAAGTTGTTATTATTTTCTTACCAGTCTCACATTTTTATTTGCTCTAACTATGTAATTATCCACATCATACTGCTTTTTCCAATGGTGATAGATTCATTAATTTTTCCATATTATTTATACCTTAAATCTTCACTCATCTTGTACATAATTGCCTGTAATATGTAATTCCGGATACTTGTTCCCTTTTGGGACGCCATGGTCTTTATCTCCGCATGTAGCTTTGATGGAACCACCGCTATAATCCGCTTGCCACAGTCACCACACAGGTGCCCTTCAGCCATTTCCGAACATTTCAATTTATCTGCCATATTCACCTCTATGTACAAATGTACATATGTTCATAACTTTGTCAAATAGTTTGTATGCGTTTTGTGTTCTTATGTTTATATAGGATCAAATTTACTCAGGAGATTATTATGTCCACGGCTCCCTATAACCAAAATGCGTATGGCCTCACACAGGCCCTCATAAATGTATTCCCTGCTCCTATTGTGAGCCAAAGAGCTCCCACAACGGCAGATAAAGCAGACTACGGTACTTTGTGGATATACCAGCCTACGAATGCTGCCTATGTGCTTACCTCTATAGTGAACAACTCGGCAAACTGGGGGGGTCTCACTGGTGGTTCAGGTTCGTTCACTAATCTGACTGTTTCTGGAACGTCTAATCTTACGGGATTGCTCACCGCTACTGGCGGAATCACATCTCCAGCTAATATTGTTACCACGAGCACAGGTCAAATAAATTCTGCGACTACTATGACGGCGGGAACAGGTCTGACTATTACAACCGGAAATGGGTTAGCATCGGCTGGTATGTTTGTTGCAACTGGTGTGGGATCAGGATCTGGACTTATAGCGAGTCAAACGGGCATAGCTGGCGGGTCTGTCACATACGTGAATGGAACTGGAACTGGATTTGTAGTAGCTCCCACAACGGGAAGTGCAACCACGGCTAGCTCGGGATTCTTGAAATTCTATACCCACAATGGAACTTCAGTGGTTACCGCGTATGTTCCCTATTGGCAAGCAACTTCTTAATTGCATCTCTTTACAAAGGATACCTATGGAATTTAAGCCATCACTCGAGCTTTCAGTAACTAAAAACGACAACGTATACACCTTTAAAATGCCAGTCGGTGCACCCTGTGGTGAGACCTATGATGTTCTATTTCAGATGCTTCAGAAGGTAGCTGAAGAGGCTAAGAATATAGCGGCACGTGCGGCTCCTGCGGCTCCGGCTCAAGATACGGGAGACGCGAGTGTCAGTTAAGAATATCATTGCCGCAGCTGCCTTATCTAAGGTGACGGGTGCAGATTTCACGGGGAGCTACCAGTTGTTTAACGCAACTGGCCTCCCTAAAGGGATATGCATACTGCGCATCTACAATAACAGCGACGTGGATATAACTATTAGTTATGACGGTGTGACAGACAACGACATCGTTCCTACGGGTACAGTACTTCAGATCAACTCCCAGGCTAATGCGCAGCCAAACAACAACGTTGCGCTCTTTCCGGGTGGTACATCGGTGTACCTGAAGGGAACGGCAGATAGTACGGGCACGGCTTATCTAGCTGCCTACTATCAACCACAAGGGGTCTAGAATGGCTTTTAATTTGGCGGTGCAGCTTTACCCTGAAACTCTCCGAACATTGGCGTATGGGTCAATTTCAGGCACATATGCGCGTATAGGATCGGCATTCGCTAATCCTATCAAGCTTCTCGTGCTTCAGAATGAGACTGATGTGCTTTTGACCTTTAGTTGGGATGGTATTAATGATCACCTGGTATTGCCATCTATGGGCCAGATAGTGCTTGATGTGGGAAGTAATATGTCTACTGCCGCAGGAGAGCTTTATTTTGGCCAGGGCAAATCTATCTATGTATCGGGTGATCCGGGAAGTGGTTCGGTCTATTTATCAGTCTTTTATGGCCTTGGCGCCAGCAACACATAGGTGAAGCATGTCACAGATAACAGTAGGCCAAAAAGGAATTACTCCAGGTACCTACGTCGAGACATTGACGGGAAACACTGGTGGTGCAGTTTCCCCCAATGGCTCGGGCAATATCAATGTTAAAGGTGATGGGACTACCATTAATGTGGTAGGAACACCACTGAGCAATACCCTCACGATCAGCGCAGCTGGTGGTTTAGCTACCACGTACACGGCAGTATCGGGAACCGCTTCTCCTTCTTCGGGTAATATAAATTTCTTAGGTGGTACGAATATAACTTCGGTTGCGGCTGGATCGACTGTTTCTTATGGATTGACCGGCCAAGTAGCTATCGCCAATGGGGGAACTAATGCAAGTTCATTTACCAATAATAATGGCGTGGTTTATTTTGATGGTACCGGGCTCGTTGATACCGCAGTCGGGACTGCAGGACAAGTGCTTACCAGCCAAGGCGCAGGAAATCCCCCTCATTTTGCTACGTCCTCGTCAGGATCTATCACGATTACTGGCGATAGCGGAGGAGCACTCTCAGGAAGCGCCTTTACGTTTACGGGTGGTTCTACTGGGCTTACATTCTCGGGTGCAGGGACTACTGAAACATTAGAGGGAACGCTTATAGTCTCCAATGGTGGAACGGGTGACGCCTCATTTACGGCGTATGCTCCCGTATGTGGGGGCACAACCACCACAGGCGCACTACAAAGCGCCTCTACAGGCATTTCTAACCCTGGCTATGTATTGACCAGCACCGGCTCGTCTACGCTGCCTACATGGCAGGCTGTTTCTGGAGGTAGCGGTATTGTCACGATAGACGGAGACACCGGTGTTCCTGTTACAGGAACGACAGTCCAGATAACGACTAATGTTGTTAGCCAAACCTGCGGTAGTAGTGTTCTGTTTAATGGGGCAAGTACTACAAATCTTCAGTTGCAGGTAACTGACCTATCTGACAATACCATTATGGGGCTGGGATCTGGGAATGCGACTCTTAGTAACACAAATAATACTGGATTCGGAGCGGGCGTTCTAGTCGGATTGACCAATGGTGCGGAGAATTCCGCATTTGGGTCGTATGCCTTAAATGCGATGCAGGATGGTATTTATAACACTGCGGTAGGATGTAACGCGCTAACCACACTGATCGGCGGCTATGGAAATGTGGGTATTGGATACAACGCCGGACCTGATCTGAGTACTGGTAGTTATAATATTATCATCGGGAATAATGCCGGTAGTAATTACACAAGTACCGAGTCATCAAACATAGTGCTTAGTCATCCGGGTGGTGGCGGGGAGAGTAATACGCTTAGAATTGGCGCTGGAACGGGAGGTGGAGTGGGACAGCTTAATGCCGCATATATATCTGGCATATATAGCATCGTCACAGAAAATCCTGTCTTTGTAACTATCGATAGCGTAACTGAGCAACTTGGTTTTTCTACGGGACCTACAGCAATTGGCACCATAAATGGTGATGCAGGCGTATCGGTAAGTTCGGCTACGATCAATATTGATGCGGGAAATGCGACGCTTGTCTGTGGTAGTAGCGTTAAATTTAATGGCCTAAGCTCCACTGAATTGCAATTGAATGTCAGTGATGTCAATAGCAATACCATCATAGGAAGTAGCGCGGGTAACACTGCAATAACCCTTAGTGGCGGTTCGTATAACTCCGCATTTGGGAGCGGATCTCTCGCTTCTATAACTACGGCTACTTATAACACCGCGATAGGATATTCTGCGGGAAATGGTTACACAGCTAACGAGTCCAGCAATATTCTCATAAATAATCCAGGAACAGTGGGCGAGAGCAATGTGTTGCGTATAGGAGCCGGTTCTGGTGCTGGCGCGCAGCAACTGAGCGCCGCATATATTTCTGGTATTAATGGCGTCTCTGTCAGCAACCAACTCATGGTAGTGATAGATAATTCCACTGAGCAGTTAGGAACCGCTACTATTCCAAGTGGATTTACCTGGAATAACGTAACAGGCACAAGCGCTGCGATGGCCGTTAATAATGGCTATATCGCCAATAATGCCGGACTTGTAACACTCACGCTGCCCGCAACTGCCGCAGTTGGATCAGTAATAGCGGTGGCAGGAAGTGGCGCGGGTGGCTGGAAAATAGCTCAAAATAGTGGCCAAACTATACACTTTGGTAATGTGAATACCACTACGGGATCTGGAGGGTCTCTGGCATCAAGCTTGCGATACGATTCCGTGTCTGTAGTTTGCAATGTCGCGAATACTGATTTTGTGGTGACGTCATCTATTGGCAACATAACATACGTATAGGATTTCTATGTCTACAAATAATGCTACCAATATGCCTGTTCCAATTGTAGTGAGTCAGGGAGGCACGGGAGAGACTAGTTTTACGGCATATTCGGTTATTTGTGGTGGCACGACATCGGCAGCGGCTCTTCAAAATGTTTCAGGCGTGGGAACCTTGTCACAAGTTTTAACGAGCGCAGGCGCTGGTGCGCTTCCTACATGGGGCGCTGCTCCTGCTACCGGAAGTATAGTTTTACTTCACACCCTAACAGCATCTTCTTCAGGGAGTCTTGCGTTTACAAGTACTTATCTCACAAGTACTTATACTATGTACATGATCGTTATCAATAGTTTTGTTAATGCGAGCAACTCAGTTACGTTGAATATGGACTGGTCTACTAATAATGGATCTAGCTATCTCAATGCTAACTATAAATCAGGTCTATTATATTTTGCATATAATAGCACCACATTTACTAACGTTAACTCAGCAACAACGACTCCGCTTTCAGCTGCACTGGCAACTTCTACAAGTTACAGTGGAACTATGTATCTCACATTGCCTCAAAGTGCTATCGCCGCCATGGTTGGAAACTGTCAAACCAGTGATGGGCATGTATATAGTGTCGGTGGAACGAACTCAGGGACTACGTTTATTAACAATATAGAGTTCTCTTATTCTTCGGGGAATATAACATCCGGCACTGTTTCTCTCTATGGAATAGTTCAATAAGGAGATTGTGTGGCAAAAAACAATGCTGATAATACAGGATTTCCTGTTAATGTAAGTGCCGGTGGAACTGGTGTTTCATCGGTGGCTGCTTATAATGTGCTGGTAGCGGGAACTACATCTACGAGCCCCTTGCAAGTAGTTCCAAATGGTGCATCGGGAATGGTATTAACGAGTCAAGGGGCCGGAAACCCGCCTTATTTTGCAGCGGTCCCCGGCAAAATAACCCTTCTGAAAACATTAACAGCTTCAAACTCTTCCAGTTTAACCTTTACGGCTACTTATCTCACTTCCGCCTTCACAACGTATCTTTTGTTGGTTAATGATATAAATAGTGGAAGCTCCAGCGCGCAGCTACAAATGACATGGTCAACAAATAATGGTGGTAGTTATCTAGCTACTGGTTATCAAGGTGGCATTAATTACTTTGCCTATAACTTTTCTGGCGGCATAACCAATGTTAATTCGACCACGTTCGCTCCACTGACTCATGTTATAGGTACGGCAAATTTCCTGTTAAATGGTGCAATTTACCTTTATTTTCCGGTTGGAGCTGTTGCTTGTTATCGAGGGGAGATTAGGAATAATACCAGCACGGGGGCACTTTATTACATGTTGGGCGGTACTAATAGCTCTACGAGTACTATTAATAACATAAAGCTCGCATATTCGACGGGCGTTATAACTTCCGGCAGCTTTTCTCTTTATGGCGTACAGCAATGAACGGGAATCTTTTATTAAGAGTAAGTTTTAAAATCATATATGAATATGGTATCTGTTATCTAAGAACCCTTAACTCTAGATGACAGGTACCATACGGTGAAGGAAGTAATATGTGGTGGATAATAATGAGCATTCTGGGGACCAGTGCGCAACCCAGCTTGGAGATAGTACATGTTGGTACCGATCCTATTGTTTGTTTAGTCGATTTAGAAAATGATTATGTCTACGTGGTAGAGACTGGAGTTAAGCAATGAGTCTTTTATATGATGGGCTCAATGCTCTTCCATATCCGATAAACCCTGTGCCCTTTGTGGCATATTACCGATCGCCCACCCAAAATGATTACCAAAATTTCTATCTGGGAACCGTTTGGCTTAATAGAACCTCTCAAGACGTCTACCAGCTCGTCAGTCTATCTGGACCTGCTGGAAGTCCTCCTGTCTCTAATTATGCTGTATGGGCTTTACTTACTACTGGTTCGGGTGCAGTCACGGGACTGACCGCTGACAATGCAGTAACCGCATTCCCAGCGGCCGGTGTCATCAATCTTTTTGGTAACGGCACTACTATATCTACTTCTGCCGCTGGCAATACGATTACCTTTAATACTACCGGCGCGGTAGCAACGACCTATGATGGCAACTCTGGAAGCGCAACTCCATCTGGCGGCGTGTTAAATATCGTTGGAACTGGATCGATAACCACCGTTGCTTCAGGGAGCACTGTTACCATATCGTCGACCGCTCCCGCAGAAAACTGGGTTGAGGTCACGGGTACTACACAGGCTATGGTAGCCAACACTGGTTACGTAGCCAACAACGCTGGATTGGTAACGCTGACGTTGCCTGCTACAGCAGTTTTTGGCACGAGGCTTACCGTTACTGGCAAGGGAGCTGGAGGATGGCTCATAGCTCAAAATTCAGGCCAGACTATATTCTTTGGCACGAGCACTACGATCACAGGGACGGGTGGATCGCTAGCATCCACACAAATAAGAGATACTATAGATCTGGTGTGTGTCACGGCCAATACTGCATGGAATGTCATTAACTCAGTCGGTAATATAACGGTGACATGATGGTAACCAATAGTGAAATTAACACTACCAACCCTATCGGCATAGTATCGGGTGGCACTAATACTGCAAGCTTTTCGCATACCAATGGAACGGTTTATTTTGATGGCACGAAGCTTTCTTCCACAACTACCGGAACATCGGGATATGCGCTGACGAGTAATGGCGGTTCCTCTGCGCCCACCTATCAGGCGCTGCCCAGCTCGGCAGGCGCATGGAATCTTATCCAGACCCTGACTGCATCTACTTCGGGAAACTTGATATTTTCAACGAGTACTTATAGTAATTATGCCGTCATATTTAATGGAATCGTGCCAGACACCGCAAGCCAGACGTTTAGCATGCTATGGTCAACTGATGGTGGCTCAACATACCTGTCTTCATATAATTCAGGCTATTACTCGTATCCCATATATACTGGAATTGCCACTATAATTCAAAGCTCTTCCTCCACTAATACCTATTGTTATGTGAGCGCCCCTGGTGTCGCCACGAGCGGAATACCCTTATCCGGAACTATGTTTCTTATGAGCATGACGCAGAATGCCGCTACCTATTATCCTGCGTATTATGCAGATGTGGGACACCCTACCTCATCGGCGCTTAATTGGACCACGGGATTTGGTAAAACAACTTCCGATACGCAGGGTATAACGAACATAAGTTTCCAGTTCACGTCAGGGAATATACTTTCCGGATCTATTAGTCTTTTTGGTATATCTAGTTAGGAATGGCGATGACAAATAGTTCTATAAATACCACTAATCCTATATCGATATCATCGGGGGGGACGGGTGTTTCAAGCTTTGCGCATACCAATGGTACGGTAATCTACAATGGTACAACACTGACCTCGATATCGCCGGGAACTGTGGGTCAGGTATTGCTCTCCAATGGATCAAGTGCTCCCTCATTTCAAACGGTGGCAGGATCGGGAGAGTGGATATTGCTTCAGACATTAACAGCAAATAATTCGGCGAGTTTGGTCTTTACTTCTATATCATCTACCTACTCTACGTATGCGTTGGTGCTTGATAATCTACTTACTACCGCGTCAACATCGGCCTATCTACAGCTTTTGATGTCCACTAACGGTGGTTCGACTTATATAAGTTCGTATACGGGTGGACTTGTTTCGTGGATTGGGGGGATAACGGGCGCAAAGAGTGCATCTGATAGTGGATCTATACTATTAAACGACACGGCTGCCAGTACCCCTGCATCCCCATCGAACGCAGGCACCTGTGGGACTCTTTATATATATAATCCGGCAACTAATACATCGGGAATCTATCCTTCGGTGGTTGGAAGTACGGTGTATGCGCAGCAGGGTATAGGGGTAGCTGCAGTATTTACTCAGGTATACGCAGCAACTACATCTGATTCTGAGAATGTAAATGCTATACAGTTGATATACAGTGGAAGCAATCCCATCGTGAGTGGATATGCAAGTTTATATGCCTTGGTGCAATAGGATACCCCATGACAAATAGTGCTATAAATACTACTAATCCAATTGGTATAGTCTCGGGTGGCACATTTACCAATACCCAGACTTCTTATGGTGTTGCCTACTACAATGGTACACAGGTGGTCACCACAGGCGCAGGATCTGCTACGGACGTACTCAGATCTAATGGGGCTACTATGGCACCATCGTTTCAATCTGCGCCCACTGGCGCAGGGGGTTGGACCCTGATAGGAACGAAGACTGCTTCAAGCTCTGTGGTTACTTTTAGTTCGCTGACCAATGCATATCCTACGTATGTTGTTATATTCCAAAGTGTTATCTGTGACCCCGTCCACTCGAATATATTCTTGCAGTTTCAGATATCCACTGACAATGGATCTACATGGTATAACAATCTCAATGGAGATATTAGCTATTGTTCGGCAACGGGACTTAATGGTACGGCTGATGTGACGGGATATAGTAATCAGCTAACGGGAAGAACGGGATCTAATACGCCCTTTAGTGGAATCCTGTGGATGTACAATATAAGCTCAGGAGCATCGAACTCAGGTACTGCGTATATGACCCGGGGAATGTGGTATAACTTTGCTTCTGGGGGCTTCTCTGTTAGCGCTGGGGAATATTTAAATAGCTCTTCAACGTCAACCTCGATTAATGCTATACAATTTTATGTTGCGGGTGGATTAACGAATGTTATATCCTCAGGGACGTTTAGTTTGTATGGTATAAGTCAGTGATTTCTGATGGTAGAAGTATCAGAAAGTTAACCTATTTGATGGGAGAGGTATCAGAATGAAGGTAGATACAAATTTAGTCATACTGATTGTAGTTATGATCTGCATTATTGCAGGGATAATGTCACAGTATTTAGGTATGGGCAGTGGTAATCCCATTGAGACGGTCGCAGAAGAGGTTATCCAGAAGGAGACAGGTATTGATATCAATCTCAATCTCCCTTCTCAGGAAACTGATGTTAAGGATAGTGAGATACCACCCCTTCCGCCTCAAGAACCTACTACCGGTTCATGATATCTATGATCCTTGTAGCGAGCTTGTAGCCGGCCTTATCTTGCTGCTCAAACGAATCTAGGCATGCCTGCAGGAACTCCTTGTGGGCCACGCAGGGTGATAGTGCTTTATAAAGAAATTGCCCCATCGTCATCCAATGGGGCTTTTCTTCATCTCTGCTGGTCTGGATATACTCTTGCGTTCCGGCATCTGTCACGACTTTGTGTATGGTTCCAAACTCAGCAAAGTCGAGTTTAGTTGGTGGGGTGAATTTATCATGAATGAGAGCCATGGTGTACTCACTTCGCTTTAGTTGCCTTTATCTCGCGTATGCGCCTGATAGACGGAGAGTATAGGCTCTTAGGCATATCGGCTAACGATTGTATGTGCAATCTTTCAAGTATATCTTCTGCTAGTTCAGGAAGATCAATCAATTCGTATTCTAGTTCATCAAGCTGTTCGCGTGTCACTGTCTCAACTGCCTGATCCTTGCCTTTGTAAGAATTTATGTTGGGCTTACTGAGTTCTGATCGTGCACGTTCCATTGCGCGTTCGCCATCGTCGTCTTCATCAGCAGCAATGACACACACCAAAGAGGCATAGGAATATCTGCGCAGGTAAGTTATGTAACTACCAATAGACTGCACGTCATTTTTAGGGGGTATTATTCTCATGCGCGAGCTTATCCATTGGCCGCTAGAATGCCCCAGGATCGTTTCCAATGTCTGTGACCCGTCATCATTCAGGACTACTCTCTGAACCACAGCCAGGCCGTTCTTGGTGAGCGCTGGACGGGATGCCTGCACAATGGTGGCAAGGTCTGCGTATTTTGACTTGAAGTATGGATTGTCTTTATCGAGGCCTGCAGTCTTCATCTCAGATTGTGCTTTGGACAGTGCGGCCATGAGCTCATTGATATGTTCGGAAGATGTGGGCTTTTCTTTTGGGGCGAGCTGTTTGAGCTTCTCTTCTACCTTTGATGATAGTGATTTCTCCTGAAGAGTTGCTATCGCTTCTATCAGATCTTTTATCGTAGATATATCCATGAGATGCCTTTCAATAGATATGTAGAGTTATTCAGATTTCTGTTTATGGCAAATGCAGCCATCGAGTTTCCGTTTGATTCTGCCCATTTTTTCGTCTATCTCTTGTCGGGCTTTGGTGTAGAGAGCCAACTGAGTAACCATTTCTTTACGCATATTCTTGATGATTATCCTGTTGTACCTACCCCATGAGAAGGAAACGAGGCTGGCGAAGTGAGCAGTGAGTATAGATAGTTTTGCAAGCAGCGGGAAATCATTTATGAGACAGAATATGATGGCAGCGATGAGAGCGAGGTATATACGTATATCGGCGTGATTAACCGGGAACTGTTTTGTTATATCCATGAGATGCCTTTCGATAGATATACAGTGAAATTTAGGTGTTTTTAAAAGATTTAGGCGCCAATTGCTTGACGCCCCTTAATCCCCCGATACTCTTATATCCATATATTTTTGACATCCTACCTTCTGGAACATATGGATTTAAGGCATCACTATAACAACAAACAACCGAAAAAGAAGGAGCTTGCACTTCCCGAAAGAGAAGGAGCTTCCCCTCCCCGAAAGGAGGTTGTGTTATGTTCTTAAATCATACTGAACATTACCGTAAAAAGCAACAGCCCGATAAAAAAGTTTTATTAGGCCATGATGCACAAGTAGGAAATATATCCGGCTGGATTAAAGATAATCCTGTCGACTATTTCTCTAATATACTGGATACCCAACACAGAACTCTCCGTGTTTTACTGGAAGAAGCCACCCAGCGTGGTCCTGTCTTTCAAATGTCGAGCTATGATATAGCAGCGCGTGCGGGTATACACTTTTCCCAAGTGGACAAGAGTTTCCGTGAGTTTAAGAAGCAGGGTCTGGTGGCAACCCACTACAGCACTAAGACGGGTAAGATTATAGCCCTGAACAACTTCTTCTTTGACTCTGAGATTAAAGAGCTGCTCTCCCCTATTTTTAAGTGCATGCGATACCTCTCTATCTTTCTACTTGTATCATTGGCATCGCTCCAATCATCAAGCTATTTACAACAAAGAAATGGATTATCGTATAAACGAAAGAATAATATATATATAAATAATTATATACACATAGGGGGAGCAAGAGCGGTGTTGAGAGGGAGCAAAGACGTTATCCAGCTCACGGCGACGGGTGAGACGATACTAACTGCCTATCCGGCATCGGCTTTGCAGCATGCGGTGAACGTAGCTCGTGGCAAGCGACGGATACGGAACATGTTTGGGTATGTTGTCAGGTGTGCAGAGAACTTCTGCAAAGAGAATGGGCTTAAGAAGCTCTGGAAATACGTATTTGACCGTAAAGCATCTCTAGAAATTGGGAGTCATAACCCTGTGGTACTGGATAAAGAAGCGTCACTGAGAGCTGCATTTGATGATTGGGAAGAAACCCAACCTTGGAAAGTAGGTAAGTCTGATAACCGTCCTCAGCCTACTCAGGTTACTTCTGGTCCTGTGGGTAAATCTTCGATTAGGGATCAAGTGAAGTCTATGGCTAAGCCTGGAGTTCGTCCTTCTGGGCCTAGGGTCCATCATGATCCACTTTTGGCTGCATATCAGGCTCAGCAACGGGCTAAATACGCAATTAAGCCTATGGTTGATTTACCGGATGAAACCGGATACGATGATGTCGGCTCCTGAGGGTTTCACAGGTTGGCTATTGTTGCGGGGACGGGGCAAGTGAGAATAATTACGATAAAATATATCAGTTCCTCTGATTAATCCGGTTGCTACCGTGAGTTGTTATTCCGTGAGCCCTGTCCTTGTTATTTGAAAATTTCTCCCCTTCTCTCTCCTTTTGGGGAAAAACACCTGGCGCTACTGAAATAATGTTCATGATTGCCCATCTGACGTAGTGCCAGGTAGTAAAGATATGCTTGCTGTCACTGAGTATACTAAAACCGTTATGTGCTCGAGTTGTGGTGCCAGTGGCAGTAAGTTTTAGTGGATGGCAAATAGCGTGCGTAGTATCCTTGCGGCATGGAGCAAAGGAGCTTTATGCGTGAAGCGATATATATCATAAAAGGCGAACCAGAATCGTACGTGATCAGGGTTGTGGGGGACTGCAGGGAGTGGACCCCAGCCCGAGCAGCACACCGTATGGCTATATTGTCATTGACGGCCCAGCATGATGAGCGTCCCCGCTTTTCTGGGCCATTGGAAATGAATGTTAGGTTTTTCTTTAAGTATCCGGTACGAGAGGCTACTCGTCTGGCAAGAGGACCTTATCATGTCACGAGCCCTTCTTTGTTGTTGTTGTATAGATTCGTGGAAGAGGTTACGTCTCAGGTACTTTTTGATAGAACTAACAGTGTTATATCACTCAATCTGAGTAAAGAGTATGCCCATGAACCACGAACTGAAATAATTTTACGAGAGAATGATGAATGGCGCGCATCCAAAAAGAATCCAAAAAACAGTTAGGCAATAAACCCCCCACTATAACAGAGGCGCAAAAAAAGACCCCAAATAGGGAATCAGTGCATGAGGGGTATAAGGTGGGTATTTTATGGGGATCCTGGAGAGAACGGGATCCGAGTCAAGAGTTCTTAACATCGCTGGCAAGAGAGCTCGTTAGATGGGTAAAAGAGGACGAGAAGGCGTATCGGCTAGAGAAGTTCTGTATCATGAAAGAACTGCACCGAGGAACGCTCTATAAATGGTCCCAGAAAAGCGAGGATCTTCTCAGGGCTATAGAAATGGCTAAGATGGTAATAGCCGAGAGAAGAGAATCTGGGGCTATAGAAAGACGCTTAGATGCTACAGCGGTCTTCAAAGTCCAAGCTCATTATGATGAAGTATACAAAGAAGTTGTTGAGTGGAATTCGAAATTGAATAACCAAGATTCACTGGATTCCACTCAACGCATAGTGGTCGTAGAGAGAATGCCAAACTCACCCTTGGTACCGGAGAAGAAGGATGAATAACACAGAAAGAATTGTTAAAGTTTTCGAACGATCATTTGAAGTCATAGAACATTTTTCTCGGCAAGAAATTCCGACGCATGATATTGAGACAAATGATCTTAAAATGTTACAACCATTGGTGGATATATTAGAATTTGCCGTCAAGAAATACGACAACGCGGTTCTAAGCAAAGATATTTATGCAATGTCAGTTAATGTCATGGTCATAAGTTACACCATGGATAAGGCGGAAAAAATTGCGCAGTTTGTGATTGAAGGAATTAGGCAAAAAGAACAGATCAATTAGGTTGGAATAGAGCATAGATTGACCTAACTTGGTTCATAGTCTATTACTATCTCCGGTATCACACATGATGCTCGGGGAAATAGAGTACCCGTTAGACAAACTTATCAAAGCCGTGGTGGAGTAATATTCACTGCGGCTTTTTTGTCCCCAAAACATTCCCTCTTGCAGGTCATTTTAGGATATGTATCATAACAAATAACAATCCAACCAAACCATAAGGAACAGCCATGAGATATCTGGCACTATCACTTCTTTCTGCATCGATGTATGCAGCTGTAGAGAATCTTACTATTACACAACTAGAGCGCCGCTCGTTTTTTGCTCCTCAAGCAATGGGGGACGTGAATCTGTATCACTCTGACCTGGGATTCGCCTTAGACCGATCAGGATGGACTACAGCGCTTCAGAATCATCAGCTTGACTCTACCCTTCGTGGCATGACAAAAGAGCAACTGGAGTCATTCTTGGATGTGGGGTACATCAAGGTCAAAGAGCTAGAAGATGGCACTATAGAACTAGAGTCTCGAGTTCGTGGACCTGGTGGTGTTAAGTTTGGTGGCAGCTTCTCCTTTAATGGACCTGGCGCAGCGGGTAATAGCTGGGCTGGATCTCTAGTGGATGCAGCACTAAGCGCATTTGCTGATAGCGCCAAGAGCACCGTGAAAGATGCTGTGATAGATTCTGCGGCTAATCAGAATATACCTTCTGGCAATGGTTGCGGAACTCCTAATCCTGACGCCAACCGTAGCGTGATGAGAAATAACAAAGAGTATGAGCAGGCACGACAGAAGTATCCTCGTATGAGCGAAGAAGAGTTCTATAATGAGCGCGAGCGCCGTGCTGACATTCTGAAGGCTACTTCTTTGGGAACTCCTGCTCAGCAGTCGGAGATTAACCAGAAGCTTAAGGAAGCTGGCGAGCAAGCTAAAGCAGCAGCTGAGCGTCGGTACCAGCATGAACATGCTGCGCAGATAGCGGCTGATAAAGAAAGAGTTAGAGCGGCACAAGTAACAGCTATCGTACATAAGCAAGCAGCTCAATCATTAGATAGGGGAATGGTGTCATTACCCAAAGAGAATAAGCCGGTAATCACGGTTACTTCCGAAAGCAAAAACTCTATGACCATCGCCGTTTCTGGTGATAAAAAATCTCAAGATCAATTTACTGCTTTATGCAGGGACACAACTATTGGAAGGGATACTATCTTAACGACCCCTTCCAATGGTATACCGGTTGATGGTGATAGAGTAAAGCCGCTGCCTACTCCAGCCGCACAGCCTGCATCTTACAAAGCTCCTGAGAAAGTGTCTGAGCCTATCACGGTGACAGGGCCTATGGTGAGCTTGATTGAGATACCTGAGTCGCCAGATCGTCCAGAACAATCCTTGGAGCGGCCCAAGAGATACACTTCAACCATTCAGACTCCTCAGGATTTTACCGATAGTTCTCTCACTCATATCCTTCGTGGCAATATCTTTCATACTGTTCCTGGGGTGACTGATCATATGCGCGGTATGAACCTATCTCCTGCGCAGACTGATCGTCAGAGAATGGATAATATCAACACCGCACGAGTTGTAGGTAAGTATGCAGCCAACGCGGTTGTCATTAAGGGAATGGCTGAGACTGCCTTGAATCTAACGACTCCACAGGGTGTAGTGAGCGAGATAACGAAATATACCGTATCTAATTACGTTCTGAATGATCCCGTTATCACTTTTGGGGCATCTGTTGCGATGGGATATAGCTGGCCAATGGCTGCTCTATTTGCAGGAGGAAGCTACTTGAGCAATTTGATTAGGAAATCTTCTGATAATTGATATAATAACTGCGCCTTGAGTATTTATGATATGTCCGGGTATTTTGTTTCCCTGGGTGCATCCATGTGCATCCGGGGTTTTTGTTTATATAGGCGCTTAATACATGGTATCTTTGGGCAAACCGAGGAGGAGCCCATGTCATTGCCTGTTGAAGCACAAGTAACTCTCAATAAATTTAAACCCCGATGGTGATATTCCGATTGTAGGATATACTATATTTAAACATAGGTATTTATATGATCGGATCTAGATTTAATAAGTGGGTTGTTCTTTCCGAGCAACCTAAGCCAAAGCAAAACTGTAAACACTATTTATGTAGATGTGATTGCGGAAATGAAGTTGTAGTCATAGGTACTTCTCTTCGATTAGGCATGTCAACCATGTGTCGAGATTGTGCATTTAAAAGACACGGAATGTCTAAGACTGGCATATATAAAATATGGGCTGGAATTCTTACAAGATGCCAGAATCCTAGGGTTAAAATATATAAATATTACGGTGGGCGCGGCATTAAAGTCTGCGACAGATGGCTTAAATTCGAGAACTTCTTTGCTGACATGGGCCATCGTCCTGGCAATAAAGAAGTCGATAGAATAGATAATGATGGCCATTACGAGCCCGGAAATTGTCGATGGGCAACTAGGGCTGAGAATCATCCAGGAATGAATGGAACTCTCAAGGATGACATGCCGGGAAAAGTATTTGGAAAGTGGACCGTCAAGACAAGGGTAAAGCATAAACCTGGACACAGATATTATGAATGCCAGTGCGCTTGTGGCACAATTTCTATAAAATCTGGAGGAGACCTTAGGAGTGGGGGAACGACTCAATGTATAAATTGTAAACACATTTCCCACAGGGGATGGCCTAATAGGATTAAGAGTGGATGTCTCAGTTGAATCAAAAATTACACTTAGTAAATTTAAGCCCCGCTGGTACCAGCTTCCCATTCTTGATGCGGTAGAAAATAAAAAATACACCAAGGTCCTCGCGATTCTTCCACGCAGGGCTGGTAAGGACGTTGCCTGCTGGAACTTGATGGTGCGCGCTGCTATACGCCGTCCTGGTGTGTTTTGGTATATACTGCCCACTTATGCGCAAGGTCTGAAGGTAATTTGGGATGGCATGCTTGGCGATGGGACCAAGTTTTTGGATTTTATTCCGAAATGCCTAATCGCTTCATCTAACTCTCAACAGATGAAAATAAAGCTTACAAACGGATCTTTAATACAAATAATCGGTTCAGACAACGTAGATTCGCTGGTTGGGTCTAACCCTATTGGCTGTGTCTTTTCTGAGTATGCCCTACAGGATCCACGAGCGTATCAGTACATACGACCAATACTCACACACAACGGAGGATGGGCTGTATTCATCAGCACAGTCCGGGGACGTAATCATCTCTGGGAGCTGTATAATATCGCCAAGGAGAGCCCATCCTGGTACTGCTTTAAGCTAACAGTGGAAGATACCAAGCACATATCCATGGAAGATATAGAGCGCGAGAAGCGTGAAGGTATTATGTCTGAGGATTTAATACAACAAGAATATTTTAATAGCTTTGAATTAGGTATAGAGGGTGCGTACTATACCAAGTATATCGATCGTATGCGGGTCAACCGCCAGATTGGCGATGTGCCATGGGAGACGGGCTTTAAGGTCCATACAGCCTGGGATATTGGTGTGCGCGATAGTACCTCAATAATATTCTATCAGTCGATAGGCGCTACGGTTCGTATTATCGACTTCTACGAAAACAGCAAAGAGGGGCTTGAGCATTACATTAAGGTGCTTGATTCTAAGCCGTATACTTATGGCAAGCACATAGCGCCCCATGACATCGCCGTTCGGGAATGGGGTAGCGGTATGACCCGACTGGAAAAAGCAAAGAACCTGGGGCTCAAATTTATCACGTCTAATGATGTGTCAATAATGGACGGAATTGAATCAGTAAGGTCTGCCCTGAGTAAGATCTACATAGACGAGTCTAAGTGCCATCAGCTTATTAGGTCGCTAGAGAACTATCGGCAAGAGTTTGATTCTAAGCGTAAGGTGTACAAAGCACAGCCATTACACAATCAATTTAGCCACGCCTGTGATGCAATGCGTTATCTTTGTGTTAGTCTACCTAAAATTAGGGATGGATTGACACCTGAAGAGTTAGATAAGAGATATATGGAAGCTATTTATGGCGAGCAGAGCACGCTACCGAGCGTCTTTAGGGACGATTTGTAACCTTATTAAGGAAGAATTATGAGAGTGCCGAATTTTAATGGCATAGCTTTTCATAGAAAAAAATACTCCGATGAAGGATTTATAGGTAAAGATATAAAGACAGGTGATGAGTATGTGGCTGGATATGTCTATAAATATCCACAAACAGGGCACTTTGTTGTTTTAGTTTTTTCTCTAAAGAAAAAGTGGCGCCCTATCGACTTTCAGAAAGTTGAGGATTTTATCAAGCATGAGCTGCTTGATAAAGTCACAAGTTGGGGGTGCCCATGTCATTTTTGTAATCCTAAGTCAGTTTTTACTGAATTTCCTTACTATCTTTTAAGCTGTTACATCTGTAAGAAGCCTTTTAAGACGGCAGCAAAACACGCTCAGTGCGCTGCGGAATATCAAGAATCTAGGTATAAGGATATACACAGTAGATGTAATAACTGTTATGGATCCATAGACGATGACATTAATGATCACCGCCGTTGCCTGTTAGAGATGAGTAATAAGATGGAGCAAGCGAGTGCGGATAAGCGGAATCTAGCGCTATTTAATGAATCCATAGAAAAGTATATGGAAGCGGTCAGGATGCAGATCAAGTCTTTAAGGACAGAGCTCACGAATAGTAAAAATACTGAGTCTTAATTCTGAAAAACTATGAACTGCGCAAGGATTTTCCGGACTGAGAATGTCGCTCCTAATTTTGAGAGCTGAGCCAATACCTGTAGCCCTTAGGCGCACAGGATTAGGCGATAGCGATAAAGAGATAATGTCTTAATGTCTTTATCTCTTTATCGAATGGAGAAATGGGAAAAGAGCCCGAAAGAACAACCCTTTTTTTGGACAGGCGTAACACTTTGCCCTAGAAAGCGTAACACTTTGCCCTAGGTAGCGTAACACTTTGCCCTAGGTAGCGTAACACTTTGCCCTAGGTAGCGTAACACTTTGCCCTAGGT